CATATCCATACAGGCATCTAATTGTTCTACATCATCATTGTTCCAAAATGCTTCCATAAATTCTCCATATTCTTCAGATATGAGTTTAGAATATAATTCGGCATTTTCTTTTGAAGGTGTTTGACCACATGCCTCTAAGAATGTAGTTACAGAGTTATGCAGCATTTCTCTACCAATTTTTTTGATGACAATTTCACCATCATCATTTTTACTCATATCTAAAATATCACCTGTAGACCAACCAACATCAGTTAAAAGTTGTTCATTTAGTTCTATGATTGCATCGCCATTATCACATACTTCTAATACTTTACTTTCGTAAATCATTCTTCACTCACTTTTTCTTTTTTGGTTGAGAACCGTGCTCGTTCTTTAGCAATCTGTCCTTCAATTGCAAACTTCTTATACATTGTGTATTCATCTTTATTAAGAATAGTTGCCAATACACGTTTAGCAGGTTTATTTAACCTGAAATTTTTATCTGCTTTCATAATATCTCCATGTTGTAAAGAGAACTCGAGCGTATGATAATCAACTCACAGAGGCCCGAGCCGTGTTGTTACTTATTTAAAATTTTATAGGCGGCACGATTTACCAGAAAAAATCTTTCAAGGTTTTCCTTAGTAAATACTTTAATGAAGTTTAAACCTTCAACGACTCTAATATCTTCTATGTTTTCACAAAAGACAATTTCACCGTTGAAGATGTTCTCTAGTTTTATTGGTTGTTTGTTCATAATAAATCACCATGTTAAATACGTTTTTTGCCAATATTATACTTACTTACTAATTCCCAATCATCTTTTTCTTTGTATGCAATGATCTTGATTTGATGAATAGGTGCAATATTGTTTTCCATAATCTTAGGATTAACAATCTTTACCAAGCCCCAATCTTGTAGTAACTTAGCGATTGCATTCCGTCTTTGAATATCATTATCTGATAGGTTAGAAGGTTTGCCATCTAAATCAAACAACTCTTTAAAATGAACAATATAATATTGTCCTTGTTTATGTAGAATATGACAAGACTGATATAGAATCTTATCTTTACGTGAAGATACGCCAATACGTGTTAAAGTTTCTTTTACTTTAAGGAAGTCATCACTCTTTTCAAGTTTAACTTCAACAAAATCTAAAATATTTACCATGCTATTTCCTCAATCCACCGATATCGGTTTTTTCTTTTAATTGTTGGATTTGTTCATCACTAAGTAGGCGTAGCGCCTCAATAGCTTTGGCATCTGATAAACCATAATATGTCTTTACACATTCTATATCTTCAACCTTTTCAGCCTTAATCCACTTAGCAAATGGTCTTTTTCTGGACCTAATAGTATTTATAAGAAAATCATTTTGTAATTTCTTATCTAAATGGTGCCTACGATTCATCTCATTAGCATAGGCAATACAGTCTACATGGTAAGATAAACTACGGTTTACTAGAAAAGGAACGTATTCACTTTCAGTAACTTCATCGACAATAAGTTGCTTTTTACCTTGAAGAATTTGGTTAACATAATCAAACGGATTCATAATATGCTTTTTCTCCATCTAATATAAATTGCATTATCATTTGATCATATCTATTCCTTAACTTCATATTTTTTTTTCTAATATCATGGCAATCAACAATAAAATCTAATTGAGAATAATTTAATTGAATTTTTCTTCCATCTGGCAAATATTTAAGATTTTCTTCTTGTATATCTTCATATTTTATGATTGCTGCACGCTTTAAATCCATAATTAACAAATAATCAAAAGTTTTTACATATGTTTTATCTAAAGAAGATTGGCCATTGGTATTATCTAATGAAAATGATTTAGTTTTTCCTTTTTTTCCTTTCCCAAATATATCTTTATGACTTTTTAATTCTAAACGTAAACGCCTAGGAATAGGATCATCAGTAAGTAATTCAGAAAATTCAAAATCATATCCATTTTTATTTACAAATAATAAATTGTTTTTTGAATGATACTCAATAGTTTTAGATATAATCTCTGATTTTACAAATCTAAAAGTATTACTATTCATATCATCTACCATAGAATTCATCATAGAAAATACTAAATCCCATTCAACCTTTTTTTGTAAATATTCACCAATTTTATATTTTGGTTTAACATCAAATAATAACCGTTCAACATCTCTACTATTTGCGGTTTTACATTTTATGAAGTTCATTATTTGAACTCCAGATTCACCATCAATTCAGTTAAACATGCAACAATATTGATCTCTGCATCCGCAACAAATGCTTGTTTGTATTGATAGTCAGCAAGAATAATTACTGCCTGAGGTATACTACCAGGTTGTAATACGTCATACAAACTATCATATAACTTACGATATATTGTCTGTGGATCAACATCATTACTTGCAACCCATTTGCGGATTGAACCAAAGTCTTTATCTTTAATGAATCCTACAATCTGAGATAGAGTAACATCAGTAATCTGTGCTAGAATACCGGTATCAATCTTACCAAATTGTGAGAACCGTTGTAGTTCATTTATTACACGGCGAAAATCAGGAAAGTGTTTTTCAATAACTGCAGCAACTACTGCAGGTTCAAACTCAACTTCTTCTTTCTTAAGAATAGTTTGAATACGTTTAAAGAATTGACTTGCCATTTTAGTCTTTTCACTATTCTTTAGTGTAAAATCAATTACTGCACACCGAGAATGTAATGGTTCAATCATCTTAGTTTTGTAATTACATGTAAAGATAAAAGAACAATTCTTTGAAAATTCTTCAATTGAATTTCTAAATGCTGCTTGTGCATTTACTGATAGATAATCTGCCTCATCAATAATGATTACTCTACGTGTGCCGGTAAATGATACTGAAGATGCATAATTCTTAATCTTATTACGAACAACATCTACACCATTCTCATCAGAACCATTAATGATGAGATAATCACATCCAACTTCTTCGCACATAGCTTTTGCAACTGTAGTTTTACCTACACCGGCACCACCACATAAAAGTAAATTAGGAATGTTTCTTTGATTAACATACTCCTGAAACGGTGTCTTTAACCGTTCAGGTAGTATGCAATCTTCAATCGTCTTAGGACGATACGCCTCGGTCCATAATAAATGTTTCATTCACATACTCCATAATATAATTAAACTACTTCAATTCACCATTCAATCTACCAATTACTTCCATATAATCACCTCTAATTTTAGTAGTACCACCATCTACCATAACAATATTTGTAGTTCCTGCTATAGATGTTTCTACTAACATAACAAAATGTGGATTGATTGCAACACTACCAGCATCAAAAGGTCGTTCAAAATAAATTAACATATTAACCCTTTGTGAAAGTTGATCCAGGTTCTGTTGTAATCCAGTATTGTAAATCTAATTGTTTGTGTTTGAAATTAGAAATACCTTTTGATGAAATACTAATATCATATTCACCAGGTAACATGATTAGTGTTTCTAGTTTGAATACCATTTCATATACATCACCATTACCATCAGCAATTTCAAGTTCATTTCGTGATGCGGAACTATCTTTTGCATCATAAACTAGAACACTTACTTTTGATCCATTAGATTTAAAAGCAAGATTTGTTGAACCAATGATTGAAGAGATTTTCTTGACCCAATCATAATCATTTTTAGATAATGTAAATTTGATTTCTGCTTCAGGCATTGCAACAGGTTTCTCAGGAGGCAAAGTAAGCATCTCTGCATCACAACAAACATACTGCAAACGATTACGACCATCTTCACTGGTAACTTTACACGAACCATCTTCGTGTTTGATATCTACATCACCACCAAACATAGAAATTGCAGTTAAAAAGTTATTCAAATCGTAGATACCAAACTCACTTGTAATCTCATCTTGTTCATTGAAAAAATTGTATTCAGCAAAGATGTTCTTATTACGTGAAATGGTCTTTAATGTCTTACCTTGTTTGAATAAAAATCCAGAATTCACTGTAGAAAAATTCTTCAAGATATCAATTGTGTTTTTTGATAATTTCATAATATACTCCATAATTAAATATTTGTTTTAAGTTTACTACTATACAACTCATCGTGATTGTGTAAAGCCATTATACTATAATGAATCACTTTTAGCAAGTCTTTTCTATTACGACCTTCTTTCTTACCGTATCGTTGTGCATATTTCATTATATTACCAATACAGAAACCCTCACCGTGACCACTATCCATTATAAACTCAGTTGCCTGAAATTTATTTTGTGAATAGTGTTCACCGTAAGTGTTATCAATATAGACTCTTAATTCATCAAGTATTCTACCTTCACTATACTTGTAATCTATATCACATCTCATGATTATAGTTTACCAGTCAATTCAGCAACTTTAGGCATGTTACCAGTGAATGGATATGTACCAATGTGTTGTGTTTTCATCCATGGACACAAGTAAATCTGTCCACCAATCTTACGCCACATCTGACAGAACATATAATCTTCGGATAGATAACGATCTGAACCTCCACCAACGATTGAGTCTTTAGTATCAATTACTGTATCAAAGTATGCATGAATATATCTTGAACCGTCAAAGTTTGCTTGACCAACATGATCAGGTTTATAACGAATCGTAGGATATGCTTCTTGCATTTTCTCAAATACTTGGCGTTTAACCATCATGAAACCTGTACCAATCTCTAATACTTCAAGAGGTTCAGTTACAGAAAAGTTTTTAGTACCATGAACAACATTAAACACATAATCACCAACTACATATTCTAAATCTTTTGGTGGCAGATCAGGATGTTTTCTTGCTGCTTCTGCTACATTATTCCAATTGATAGATTTCTTTGGGTAAGGTCCACCAATTACTTCTTTATCTAATGCCATTAATGCGATTACATCTTGCGGATTAAAATGAACATCAGAATCAATGAAGAGTAGATGACTACACTCTGAGCGTAGGAATTCATCTACTAGATAATTTCGTGCTCTTGTAATTAGAGATTCGTTAAACAAAAATGAAAACTTAACATCAACACCATATTTAATCATCATTACTTGCAAATCTAGACATGATTTCATATACATGCCATATGACATACCACCATACATTGGTGTTGCCACAAACAACTTAAACTGTTTTAAATCTTCCAACTTAACTTTAATTTCCATAGTATATCCATTATTTAAAAAAGGGGTGACACAATTATATATGCATCACCCCATAAAATTCACACTACAGATTAGGCAAATGCACTAGCACCCAACTCTTTGTAAGCAGCAGCAACCATCTGACGATTAGGCGTACCTAAACGATAAACAGTGATAGTCTCACCATTGGTTGTCTTTTTACTATTGCGGTAGATACTATAACCCTCAGCACGCAATTCAGCAATGCGAGCAGAGAAGCGCTCAATACCATAACGGTGTTTGGCAACATTCTCAGTAATATCTTTACCAGTTTTGAAAAAGTCAAGTAGTTTTTCGTTTTGTGAACGATTTGATTTCATAATCATACTCCAATTTAGTTTTGTGTCGCAATTAAATTAAATTTACAGAGGCAACACTTCTCTGTCAATTTCAACTATTATACTACAATATCATATACATGTCAACACTTTTACAGGCAAATGTTATTGATTACCAATAACTGCATTTGACATCTCTTCAGCCAAACTACTTTCAGGCACAACTGTTTCAATAGTAGGTTTTGCATCTTCATCAATCTTAGTATACAAATCTAAGAATGATCTTTTTGTATCTTCATCAAAACGATTCAAGCATAATTCAATTGCTTTCATCTTATCATTAAAGACACCAAACGATTTAACAATATGTACCAAACG